CCGCACTCCACGTCGCACTCTCCGCCGCACTCTCCGCCGCACTCCACGCCGCACTCCACGCCGCATTCCACGTCGCACTCCACGTCGCACTCTCCGCCGCACTCCACGTCGCACTCCACGCCGCACTCCACGCCGCACTCCCCGCCGCACTCCTCGCCGCACTCCACGTCGCACTCCTCGCCGCACTCCACGTCGCACTCCACGTCGCACTCCATTCCCCTCTGGTAGCTTCACCTATCACAAACCTACGAGCAACCTCTATTGCTTTTCTAGGTCGCTTGTCATTAGGGTATCGCTTCTCAAACAAAGGCAACACTCTTTCCGCACAGTCGCAAGCAAAGAGGCGGGCTAGTTTATCTCTCTCAGCAACAGGCTCGCAACACCGCAATGCCCAGAGAGCATCACTCAAGCCGCAGACTTTCAACACCTCAATAAGAGGAAAGGTGTTGTCTGCCCCCCACTTTCTAACCCCACCCTTAAACCTAGCAAACTTCTTATAACTTCCCACACAGGCCCTTGCTTCTTTAGCAGCCTTGAATGTTAGTGTTAGCATCTTCTCTCCCTCTTATTTTCCCTCGGCTTTGGCTAGAGCTTGTCTTCTTTTATTTCCTATATCCTTATATCCTGCCTCACAAGTGCAATTCCAATTTTCCATCTTATCCTCTCCTTTACTCTCAATTACAGAACCGGGTTAAATCAACGAACTGTAGCTCTCTCCTTGCTTTTTCCAGGCTGATTGTAGTAGCGAAGGGGTGGCTGACATATACACAATTATCCAGGCATCTCCAGAAGATGCTGCACTTCCAAGCGTTAACCGGAACCCCATAATCCATTATTCTTTTAAGGCTGGCCCGGTTTATTTCATTTACTAATTGTCGAAGCCTGTCATTCAGTTCCATTTTATTCCCCCTACCTATTAACTGCAATCAATAAACTGGTATAGGCGATGTACAATTTAATAGTCAACGCAAGCCACACAAGCAAGAGTGATATCAATATACACCGGCTCCAGTTCATTTTACTTTAATATCTCCGCCGCACTTGCATACTTTATACACTGGATATAGCAAGCTCCATCCATAATATACTCTGTTACACTTCTTGCATTCACCTTTAATAGTCATTGTCTCTATACTCCTTTACTTAGGGTTAGGCTTTGATTGCCTGTTCTTTTTGGTATTCGTCATCATCAAGATAGAATCTATCCAAGTCCATATTCCGCAACAGCCCCATAACAAAGCGGTCATAGTTCGTTGTCCCTGCGATCCTTGATACATCAATCTCTTTTATGATGCTCCTAGATTCAAAATCTCGCACACATACTTTGTTCTTATTTGGTTTAGTTGTCATATCCTCGCCTCCTTTAATGTGATACTTGGAGTATAAGCACAATCACCTTTAATGACAAGTTGATTCTCACGCCTGAATATATAGCAGAGAGTTATCTGCCTTTTCTTTACTCGCTCTAGCTCTCTGTCTTATCCAAATGCTACCACCTCACGCCTAACCAGGGTATTATCATTATTGCCTATTTATTGCCTATATGGCTAAAAATAGTTTTCTAAGGTGTTCTCTCAGGCTTGAAAAGTTTGGTGGTGTATGGTATAATATTCGTAGTTACTTCGTAACAACTCAGTTTCGAATAAGCCCTTGAGCGTTTCGAAACGTAATACTTGTATATAAAATCATATTATACTTTAGTAGAGGGGGTACTATGTTTAAAGCAAGGAAACGTGAATCGTTTGCTATTAATTGGAAGAACCGATATCAAGAGATGCAAGACAAGTTGAAGGACGGCCCGTTAAAGGTGTATAAACTTCCCTTACAAGACAAGACGATTAAATCCACCCCTCAATAGTAATCCCCTCATCAGTTATTTCATTGGCCCCATTTTCGACTACAGCGCGCCATAGTTCATTCATGGTATAATGCATTATGGTAGCATTTTCTATGAATAGAATAGTGAGGTAAAATGGCAGGCGTGAAAGGCCGCAGTGGCCGGCATACTCCCAAGTCTCTGGTGAACAGGTCCATAGCTATAATTGATAAAAACTTACCAGATATATTCAGTGCTCTGGTACATAAAGCTGTGGTCGAACATGATCGAGAGGCTCAGATATACTTGATCGACAGGCGTTTGGGCAAGCCCAAACAGTCTGCTGAAATAGATATCACAGGAGGTCAGGACATAGGTGCGAATCAGCTTGTGATGCTCTTGAAGCTGGATAGCGAGCGCAAGGCTGTAATAGATCAGTATTACCTGGAGCATCCCGAGATCGTGAGGCCTGAGTGGTACACCGGCTCTTTACCCCTCCAGCTCCCCGGTTCAATAATCGAGATATATGAGCCAAAAGAGGGATAATTGTCAAATCTAGGCGTGTAAGTTTTGTAAGTATGTGTAAGTATTGTAAGTATTGTAAGTTTTGTAAGTATTGTAAGTTAGGCAAGTGGCTATATGATGGCCCTTGATGTCCTTTCCTTTTGGGAAGCATGTCAAGTAATAATGTATATCGTGCCTAATCAACGCTACATAACAACTATTGTGCGACCATTCGAGACTGAGGAGGAGGATTACTGGGTTTATGCATAATTGCTTGGCTGATTTGAGCCTGGGGTGTGTGTTGTTTTTGTTATACTACCATTATCAACACAACCATTAACAAGACACCCAACCACCATTAACAGCAGAAGGAGGAATAGTAGCAAGATACCCCCAAATTACGCCACAAAACAAAAAACCAAATAATATTATGTAAAGGAGGATATGTGAGTAAAAAGGAAGAGATAAGGAAAGGGATAGAAGATATAATTGATACTGATGGTATAGAGATATACCGCACATTTGATATAGAGAAATTGTGTGCTGGTATACTTAAATATCTCCACTCCAAGGGTGTAGTGATAAAGGTGGAGGGGGAATTACCGGCTCTTGGTTTTGAAAATAGCAAAGCAGGTGTGGAGAGATTCCAACTTAAGCTAGATACACGGAAAGAAATGTTCAAGGCTGGCTATGTAGCAGTTGAGTCATTGGTAAATGAATAAAGAGCAAGTAGAAGAGATAAGGAAGATAGCGGAAAACCCGTTCGAGTTCCTGAAGCACGTAAAGATACAGGAGCCCGGGGAGCTTGCGTTAGAGTACGTGTTATGGCCCCATCTTGTGCATTTCTTCAGGGCATTAGAGATAAACAAGTTAATTGACCTGTTAAAGAGCAAGCAGATAGGGATCAGCTGGGCTTTGGCGGTACACGCATTACGGAGGATATACACAAGGGAAGGTTCGAATGTACTGGAGATATCGAAGGGTCAGGTAGAGGCGAGGTCACTGCTTGAGAAGTCGAGGATTGTATATAACAATCTACCTGAGTGGATGAAGATATATACTTTATACCCGAATCACATGGATGCGTTCGGGTTCAAGGAGCTGCACTCAAAGATAACTGCTTACCCATCTACACAGGATGCGGGTATCGGGGAGACCTCTGATCTGGTCATACATGATGAGGGGGATTTTCACGAGTTCTTTGAGCTTAACCTCTCGCATACCAGTGCGACTGTAGGGGACAGTCCTAACCGCCAGCTTATCAATGTATCGACTGCGAATGAAGCTAACCCTGACTCTTACTGGAAAGAGCACTTCAGGGCGGCAATGAGAGGGAGGAACGGTTTCAGGGCGCTGTTCTACCCCTTCGACTCACGGCCTAACCGGGACGGGATATGGTACAGGGAGAAGGAAGAGGAGAACGCTTCCACCCCTTGGGTGGTAAAGAGGAACTACCCGAGGACAATCGAGGAAGCTCTGAGTCCGCAGTCTGCGGTCTCCTGTTTTAATAAAGAGGTAATGGATATCCTGTGGGCAAATGTGATAGATGACCCGGAGACAAGACAGGACTGTATCTATATCTTGCACCCTCCGAGAGTGGGATATTCCTACTGTGCCGGTATAGATGTTGGTGAGGGTGTAGGGCTCGATTACTCCTGCCTGGTTATTGTCGGGAAATACGGTATGCAATCAGAGGTAGCCGCAGTTATCTACACCAATACGGTTGGTACGGACTCATTTGCTTTTGACTGCTCCAATTTATGCGAGGAATATCACAACCCTGTACTGGTGGTTGATAATATAGGCATCGGCAGAGCGGTAATTGATAAACTGGTTGAGTTGGGATACCCGAGGTTATACATGATGAACGACAAGAAGTACGGGTGGGCGTTGACGAAACCCAACAAGAGGGACCTGGCAGTCAAGCTCATTGAAAGGGTGAACAATAATGGGCTAATAACCCGCTTCAAACCTATGGTAAAGGAACTCATGGAGTACCAGTGGGTCAAGGGGTACGCAGAGCCAACGGGCAAAACTCACGGTGACCTTGTGATTGCACTTATGCTGGCCTGTTCCCAGATTGAAAAGATAGGTGCAGCGCAGGAAGCCTCTATGTACATTGGCGGAAAGAGAGTTTGGTAAGTTTATAAAAGCCTACTAAACCTTCCTCCCCCCAATATACATACCAGGTGCATCGCATTATCCACTATTATTATACCACAGGTTTTCAAGTTACGTATATTATATCACAACTTGTAAAAGGTGTGTGGTAAAATAGATTAGGGGTAGTTTATGCAGAAAAAGCAAGTTAAAGTGTGGGTTGGCCGCTTTCCTTTACGGAGGGGAGACCAGAAGTTTAAGTTTCTGCCTGCTACTGACAGTAAAATGACAATAGAAGGTGTAAAGTGAATGCAGTTGAGATAGAAACTTTAGTTGGTAAAGCAGAAGACAAACTTAAAAACCTCTACGACCGTATGGATGCGGACTACGGTTTATGGAAATTAAAGCAAGTTGTCTATGAAACTCATAAAACTGCGATAAATGTTACATTAAACGACCCAAGAACTGCCGCAGAGTTCGTACAATCAGCCCTTTCCGCCGCAGAAATGCAGATTATGGTCAGGATGGCCGAGGAAAGTGGCGAGGATAAGAGGGAAGATATAGGGAAACTAGAGAAATTACTTCATTTCTCCCTCCAGAAAGCCGATGAGAGGCTGATAAGGCTTATTTTACCACCTCTTAAGGAGACTTTAATATGGCAATCTACTATCAGGGGATGGAAATCCGCCAGGATACTCGTTTATAAGACTAAAGATGGGGTTATATTTAACTTTATGCCCTACGACCCACGTTGGCTCACCTATGAAGTGGGATATGATGGCTTGAAATGGACAGCTTATAAGACGTTCCGTTCCGGGGCTTCGATAAAGGCAGAATACGGGAGAGATGTTGGAGATGAGGAGAGTTTACCTGTCATTGACTGGTGGGAAGTTGGAGATTCAATACAAAATGGTGTTATTTGTGATAGAGAGTTCCTGAAACCTCTTAAAAAGTATGATATTCCCTCAATACCAGTCCTTATTATGCCGGTTGGTACTAATCCCCCGGTGATTACCGAGATTGGGGATGAAGTGGAGTTCTACGGCGAGAGTATGTACGCTGCTAACCGGGATACCTACGGCATGGACAACAGACTTGTTTCTATGTGGGCTACCCATGCCAACCTTTTAGCCAAGCAGCCGACCCTTAATTATTATGATGAGCAAGGAAAGATATTAAAATCCACAGCCTACTTAGCTGATGGTGTAGTTAATCTACCTAAAGGGCATAATGAACTCATGCCTTCCCCAATGAAGGAAATCTCCCCTACTTTGGTTAATCTAGTAGGTTTACTAGGGGCAAAAAGACAACATGGTGATTTACCTGATATTGAGTACGGGCAGTTACAAAGTATGCCCCTATCCGGCACAGCTATCAATGAATTGCAGCAGGCAGTTAATAAGGTTACCGGGCCTCACATAAGGGGGCTTAATTACTTTTATGCCGATATATGCAGACTTATTGAGGAGCAATTACTTGCAGGTAAGCTAAAAGTTGAAGTCAAGGGTGAAGTCAAGGGCAAGTATTACGAGACCAAGGTTACCCCGGTTGACTTGAAGAAGCCCCACGTTATTACCGTTGAGTTTACGGCGAGGACTCCTTGGACTCAGCTTGATACCTACCAGTTGGCTGACATGGCGAAGAGGCTTGGTTTACCAGATGCCTTTATCCATGAGTATATCCTGAAGATACCTGACCCGAAGGGAGTAGGTGACTTGTCAGCGATTGAGGTTGCCGAGCATAGCCCGAAGGGCATGATGGTAAGAGCGATTCAGGCTCTCATCAAGGCAGGCAGACATGAGGAAGCCAGTGGGGTAATGGAAGATTTATACAATATGACGATGCAGGAGCAGATGGGTGGCCAATCAGATACAGTCGGAGCAGGACAGGCGGGCATGGCTCCTTAGACAGCAGGAGCCGTACCACTTTCAGCGGCAGCGAGATAGGTTAGGACAGTATCCAAGGGCAGCACAGCCTAACACTTCTCAACCCAACGCTAAACTAAAGCCGATGGGTTGGGGGATATCTACGTCTGACTACTGGCATTCGCAATTTAATGACTATATGAAGAGG